CGGCTACTGCATTAGACAAACATAAGAATACAATTGTGGTTGCACCCACAGGTGCAGGCAAAACGATTATGTTATCTGCCTTGGTTGGTAAGAGATTTAAAGTTGGAAATAAGGTTCTTGTTTTGCAACACAGAGATGAATTGGTAAGACAAAACAAAACAAAATTTTCAAAAGTAAACCCAAACATTACAACAAGTATTGTAGACGGAAGTGAAAAAGACTGGTCTGGTAGCACAGTGTTTAGCATGGTGCAAACCCTATCAAGAGAAAACAATTTAAATAACATCAATCACTTTGACTTAGTTGTCGTTGACGAAAGTCATCATGCAGTAGCCGATACATATATGCGTATTATTGATAAAGTAAGACAAGCAAATAACTCTGTTGAGATTGTTGGATTTACAGCAACGCCTAATCGTGGTGATAAAAAAGGTTTAAAGAAAGTATTTACTAATTGCTCACATCAAATTGATATTAGCACATTAATCAGAGAGGGCTTCTTAGTGCCGCCCAAAACATTTGTAATTGATGTAGGGGTGCAAAAAGATCTAGCTAATGTTCGTAAAACAGTAACAGACTTTGATATGTCTGAGGTTGAAAAAATTATGAACAAAAGAGCAATCAATAAAAAGATTGTAGAGGAATGGCAAAGTAAAGCTGATCAAAGAAAGACAGTAGTTTTTTGTAGCACAGTTAATCATGCTCAAGATGTTTGTGATGAGTTTAGAAGAAAAAACATTAGAGCTGAGATGGTAACTGGTGAAACGCCAAGCGAACAAAGAAAACAAATTTTACAAGATTTAGAACATGGAGATGTTCAAGTTGTAGTTAATGTAGCAGTTTTAACAGAGGGATTTGATGCACCACCTATTAGTTGCATTGTTCTCACAAGACCATGCTCTTATAAGTCCACAATGGTGCAGATGATTGGTCGTGGTTTACGAACAGTAGATCAAGAGGAATACCCTGGATTAATTAAAAAAGATTGTATCGTTTTAGATTTTGGTACCAGCGTTCTTACACATGGCTCATTAGATGAGGGTGTAGATTTAGATGGAGATCAAAATTTAGGTAAAGGCACAACACCATTAAAAACTTGCCCAGAGTGTAATTCAGAAGTTCCTTTATCAAGTCGAGAGTGTCCTATTTGTGGCCATGAATTTGGCGGTCAAGACAAAGAGGCGTTGGAACATTTCACAATGACAGAGGTTGATTTAATTGACAGATCGCCTTTTAGATGGCTTGATCTTTTTGAAAATCAAAGATGTATGATGGCAAGTGGATTTAATGGATTTGGATTAGTTGCACATTTAGATGATGTGTCAGTGTGCGTTGTAAAGCGTGATAGAGGGCGTGTAAGAGTTATTAGTGTTGGAACTAAAGAACAAGCAATTGCAGCCGCTGATGATTTTCTAAGGAGCATAGAGGATAGTGATGGAGCAAGAAAGGGTAAAAGGTGGTTAAGCCAACCAGTTTCTCCAAAGCAAAGAGAGGCTTTGGCACGACATAATATGTTTATCCGTCCTATGGATTTTAGCTGGAACAAGTACAAAGCTGCTTGCTGGTTAAATTACTTGTGGAATAAAAAATTAATTGATGACAAAATTTTAAGTTATTACGAAGGAGATAACAATGCAGCGTAGTGAAGCTTTAAAAAAAGTAGATCTAATAATTAATGGTCCTCGTGCTAAATCGCATGGTGATGCTACAGAAACACATACATACATAGCTCAAATATGGAATATTTTGTTAAGAAAAAAATTAAAAGAACCATTAGATATACATGATGTATATAGAGCAATGATCGGAATCAAACAAATTAGAAACAGCCAAAATCCAAGAGTTGAAGATAACATGATTGATATTATTGGATATGCGGCATTAGCAATAGAGGCAAAAGATGGCAAGAATGTTAGTTAAATATGTTTTGCAAGAGGAAAACAAAGTAGGCGTAGAAAAAACAAAAGAGGGTGGCTTGTATTTACCATTTTCTTTTGGACAATCACCTAATCAAATCAGTGATAAGATAGGTGATACTTTGTTTGATATAATCAATAAAAACAAAAATGAAGTCATACAAATGTACTTTGAAGCTTTTTTCGAGGGACAGAAAGTTTTAGATGGTCATTTTTATATGGATGATGATTTAGGAGGTAGCACATGGATAAACCAAGCATCGGACACAATTCACTAGACAATCTTACTAAATTATTTAGTAGGTTTGGCTGGCACAAAAAATTAAATGAAATAACAAAAGAAGAAATATTAGCTACAATAGTGGTTATGCAATTTTCAAAGAGGGTAGAAGAAGATGAACAATTCACAAGGGAACAACTCAATAAATTACTCCTTGAATATGTCAAAGACTATGATGAGCAGTCAGTCAAAAAATAATAAGACATCATTTGAAGATATTATTGATAGTAAAATTGTTGAGAGCAATAAAAGAGAACCGAAAAGAGATTATATAGGTAGCTCTATCTTAGGAGATAAATGCTCCAGGAAGATACAGTATATGTTCAAATCAATTGAACCAGATCCTGGTAAAGAATTTGATGCCAGGACATATCGTATTTTTCAATTAGGACATGAGTTAGAAAACAGTATGGCTGGGTGGATCAGGAATGCAGGGTTTGATTTGCGAACAATGGATTCTAACGGAAAACAATTTGGCTTTGCTATCGCAGAGGAAAAAATAAAAGGACACATTGATGGTGTTATATGCGGTGGTCCACTTGACGTGGGTTATCCTATGCTTTGGGAATGTAAATCTGCAAATGAAAAAAAGTTTAGAGATTTTAAATTTAAAGGCATAAAAGCTAATCCTACATATGAGGTGCAAGTTGCATTGTATCAAGCTTATATGGAGTTAACAGATAATCCTTGTTTATTCACAGTTGTTAATAAAAACACGAGTGAAATATATTATGAGTTAGTTCCGTTCAATCAAGAGTTAGCACAATATGCTAGTGATAAAGCAGTTGATATTTTGAGAGCGGTTGAACAAAATGTAATGTTGCCTAGAATCGCACACAACAAAGATATGTTTGACTGTAGATTTTGTCAGTTTACAGATACTTGTTGGAGCGAGGGGTGATGGCGACACAGAAGGTAGCAAAGTGCCGCCATCAGGGAGAATGGTAGTGAATATAGTGAAATTTGGCAATAAAAAACACTCAATGACAAGCAGAGAACTGGTTGATTTAATTAGTGAAAGAGTGCCAGCTCAAACTCAAATTGACATACTAAAAGATACTTACCCTAATGGCGTAGTAAGGGGTCATTTATTTACAATTGGGTCTTTGGGTGGTGAGACTGGAAAGTCAATGAAAATAGATATTAATCCACGTTCTCCTTACTTTATGAAAGGTCAAGACTTCAATGGCTCCGATGGTGTTGGAGGCATTGTAAAGGTTATGATGGAGGGTAGAGGAATGAAACTTGGGGAGATTAAAGAATATTTTGATGATTACATTTCAGATAATCGAACAGTACAAGAAGCTCCAGTATCAATAATTAATACAGAATTAAAAGAACAGATAAACATAAACACACCTTTTGATAGCGAACATAGATATTTAAATGGACATGGAGAAATACTTTGTCTTGTTCGCAGATACAACACAGTTGACCAAGAGGGTAATCCTGTTCTTGATGGACATGGTAAGCCTAAAAAAGAATTTAGACAGTTCACAGGTCAAAGTAACTATCCAAGAATGCCTGATGTTAGGCCCCTGTATAACATACCGAACATACTTGCATCTGATAAAATAATTTGGGTAGAGGGCGAGAAATGTGCTGATGCACTAAATGAACTCGGTTATACTGCAACTTGCACTATGGGTGGTGCGGGTATGCTTTCAAGAAAGTCAGCGAACTTATTTGACTTCTCTCCATTACAAGACAAAGAACTAATCATATGGCCCGACAACGATACTGCTGGTAAAAAGGTTGCTGAACTTGTCCAGGACTTAGCTATGAATGCCAATGCCAAGTCAGTTACTATGCTCACACCTCCAAGAGGTAAGCCAGAAAGATGGGATGTCGTTGATGCTATTGCAGAACATTTTGATATTAATCAGTTTTTAAATACGAATGTAAAAGAGATTAAAAAGAATATAAATCTACTTGATGACTCATTGCTTGTTAATAGATTTATAGGCCAGGCACCACAGCAGAAATTTTTAATTGGAGAAACACTACCCTTGGGTGTTCCCATAATATTTTCTGCTGCTGGTGATGCTGGTAAAGGTATGATGACTTTAGACCTGGCTATGAAAGTTTCAA